TATATCCACGCTGATCTGCATAACCATGAAACATTGAACGCCATACAAGATGAGTTTTCTGATCAGCCTGTAGTGTTCGGCATGGCATTCCCTGTCTGCACTGACATGGCGGTGAGCGGTGCTGCGTGGTTCAAGAAGAAAGCAGAGGCCAACCCATCATTCCAAGATGAGGCTGTAAGCTACGCCATGTGGTGTGCCAAGTTATTTAACAGCATGCACATCCCTTACTTCATCGAGAACCCTGTGTCTGTTTTGGCGACCAAGTGGCGCAAGCCTGACTATTCGTTCCACCCGTATGAGTATGGTGGGTACATCCCTTACAGCGAGGCGGATCATCCGCGTTGGCCTGAGTACATCGCGCCGTTTGATGCGTACAAGAAGAAGACGTGTCTGTGGACGGGCGGCGGGTTTGTCATGCCTGACAAGGTTGCTGTTGATTGCGAGGGCTACCACGGCAACGGGTATAGCACGGCGATGATGAAGCTGGGCGGCAAGTCTCAGCGCACCAAGGACATCAGGTCCGCCACACCACGAGGTTTTGCGAAAGCGGTGTATCAATCAAACAAAGGAGAGAACTAATGCCTAATCACTGTTATCAATCAGTCTACATCAAAGGTCCGCGGGCCATGGTGCAAGAACTATACTTCAATCTCGACTGCAAAGATCCGCGTTTCTGTGACGTTGTGGTGCCTATGCCTCTGCACGAGGCTGGCAACAGCTATGAGTGGTGCAACGCGAACTGGCAAACGAAGTGGGACGTTGCTGACGTTGAGATCATGGAGAAGCTGTTGATGTCTGACGAAGAAGGCCCAGAGCCAATAGCGTGGTTCGCGTTCAAGTGTTGGACGGCATGGTCTCCACCTATTCCTGTCTGGGATCAGCTTCATGCCTTGGGCATCGACGTTGAGGCGGACTACGAGGACGAAGGCGGTATGTTCGAGGGTGCGTATCAGCACGGCGAGGACGAGTGCTGTGGACGGGCAGGCGTAAAGTCTGTTGCCAAGCCTGTGAGGAGGTAGCGTGATGCCCAACGCAGACAAAGGACAATACAAAAGAGAGCACAGCCAGAAGTGGACCGACGACAATATTCTTGATGCGTTATGGATGCGCGACGAGGGGTATACGTTTAAGCAGATCGGCAATCATTTCGGCGTAACAAAGAACGCGGCGATTGGATTGCTGCACAGAGTGATGAAGGAAAGCGCATGATATTCTGGCATTTACTTGTGTTGACGTACACGTTTGAGAGCGACACTTACGTTTCCCAGATAGCGTTTCGGGATCAACCGTCCTGCGCCAATGCGATGGACGAGATATATCCTACGATTTACGCTGAGTACCGTGACAGCATGGCCCAGTGCATATCGACTGATGTAGCTTCGAGCTACACGATTCGCCCGAAGGCGAGACCTAGTTCATGAAGGACACGGTCACGGCTCAACTAAGGAGCAAGATAGCCAAGCAGCGCACAGAGATTGCGCGTTTGACGCAGAAATTAGAGCAAGTAACCAAAGAGAAAACCGAATTAGTTCGGGACATACAATGGATGAAAGGAACACATAATGGGTAAGGTAAAAGCGTGGCTGATGGAGCTACAGGAAATGAATAGCACGGGCCCATGTCCGGCATGCGATGGCGAAGGTTTAGAGTCTGTTGAGGTCTTCAAGCCTCAGTCATCCAGCCGAGATATTGGTGAGCCGTATGAAGAGATGCGGCATTGCGAGGCCTGTGACGGGAGCGGGGAGATCGCGTTGGAGGATGAAGATGAGTAAGAAGGTCAACATGAGAGGGTGGGCAGAGAACACATCAGTGACAGACAATGTCCGAAACTATCAAAGCAAGATGAACCGTGGCAGTTCAGGGGGTAAAGTTTATGCTGATGCCCCACCCTCAAACCGCAAGGAACGAAGGATCGTGGCGAAGTACGAAAGGTCTAAGAAAAATGGCAACGTATGAGGTGACCTGTGAGTTCGTTGTTTCGCGCACTGTTTGGGTTGATGCGAGGCACGGGGTTGAAGCGAAGGGTTTGGCGAAAGCAGAGATATCGAAACGAGAGGGCATTCCCAGCGAGGAGGTTTTTATTATGGACGCGCAGCGGGAGATGGTGACGCACCCGTATCAGTTTGATTTATGGAGGGAGGACTAAAGATGACAAGTAAAGAAATTGAAGACATACTTAACGAAGTATTTGCGAAAGTATTTGGAGATCGCTGGTGAAGGTTCTTTGGAGTAAATTCAAGCCAGCCACACACGAGCACAGGGCGAGGACACACCTTGCCCCGAGCACCAAGCACCGTATTGCTGTTGCTGTTGCGACATCGAACCGGAGCCGCATAACCAAACCACCTACGCTGCCGAAGTCACCGTGGGACACAAAGGAGAACAACGATGATTAAAGAATTTTGGAACAAGATGGTTGGCAAACGCAAGTCCAACAAGAAGTTGTCGCGTCCAGAGCAAATACTTTCTGAACTGGATCGAGGTCAAGGGACCGCCCGTCAGTTGGCGGATCGCTCTGGGATCAAGTTAGCTGTGGTTCGCACCAACATGTCTGCCCTTCACATGCGTGGCTTGATCCGCGCTACTGGTGCCAAGGTTAGGTTCGAGAACGTGTGGAAGGTGGTGAAATAATGTACCAAGTAACGTGGCGCAAGGACAAATCCTTGCCGGAGAGCGGCCATAACTTTATGGACACATGGCCCGAGGTTATTGATTGGATAGCTGAGACTGATGGGGCGGAGGGCGTGAGATACTGGACTGTTTCTGTTGTTTGCGACGGCAGCAACCAGGAGCATGTTGAGTTCTACCCCGAGGGTACGTTGGAGAAGGCGAGGTTGATGGACAACTTAGCGAAGATGATGCCTGACATGGATCATGGTGAGGTCAGTGCTTCATTGATGAACTTCGCATCTAAGTTCTGGGATCCGGAGGACATGGCGACGGGGTTTCGTATGCTGACTAAGGTCGCGGATTCTTTAGTCGAAAGTTTACAAACGAGCTCAGACAAAAGCAAGTTGCACTAATGAGCAGCTTGTCCGCATCAGATCAATCGATCCTAACGTACCTACGCAATCAGGTAGATCGATTACAGGACGAGCGTTACAGGCCTGACGCTCGGCCCTCGATATTTAACGAGTACCATTATGCGGTGACCGATTTGAAAGCGTTCACCAGCAAACTAAGGAAAGAGGGGAAGAACATATGACCGAGGAATATCGTATTGCTTACGAGAAAAATTACCGAGAGCTTTGGCTCAAGCAGTTATTGATTGACCGGAAGTTCAACCCGATGGCGGCGGAACCTAAGAAACGCCAGCCACGGGATGCGGACGATGCAGATCTAATGCAGAGAAAGAAGCTAAAGTTGTCGGCCCAATCGGAGATCATAAACAACCTGATGAACAAGAGCATGCTTTACAAAGACATCGCAGAGATCTTGGGCATCACTCAACAGGCGGTCAGCGACACGAAGAAACGGTATGGATTACCGAGGACCGCGGAAGAAGTAGCAAGCACAAATGGAGAATAAAACTATGGAAATGAACAGATCATTTGAGACAAACAAAATGCGGGTGATGATCGAGGGCCTGACCTACACGGGCAGTGCGTTCGGATCGAACGAGTCAGGAGATACGGTGTTTTTCAACCAGCGTCTTGTGGAACGGGTATCGCTGGATGTTGGGGATATCGTCGAGGCCCATACCATCGCGAACTACGAGGACAAGAGAGCCGAGACACCATGGCGGGCGATCCGAGTATCCGCGGAAAAGCAGCAAGGACAAGAGGAGGTGCTACCAGAGGTCGAGCACCCCAAGGTGCGCTCCGCTGCGGAGTTAGATCAGGAGATTTTGCACCTGTTGCGGGACGAAGAGGTGTCCTACTGGACGAGCTCCGACCTTGCAGATGCAGTGGACGCTGACACAAAGACCGTGGGCAACTCATGCCTTCGCCTGTTCAACAAGTCTCTGATTGCAAAGGCCGATGTCCACGGTGGACCTGTCCAGGAGCGGGCGACATTCTGCCTTTGGGCCCGTAATGCGGACCAATTTCGCTAACGCTTGCACTGCGCAACCATGTGGAGTATAAGCGGACAACAATTACTCTTGTACTAGGGGGCCCACATGGCACGGCAGAAGTTAGACGACGAAGACAAACAGAAGTTTAAGAACATTGGCTTGTTAAAAGAGGACCATGAGCTGCTGCTCGAGATATCTCGTGCTGATCAGCGGTCCATGGCCCGACAACTATCGGTTCTGATACGCAAAGAGGTTGCAGAAAGATCGTTGCAAAAAGAAATACAGCCGTCTACTGTTTAGACACTGCTCTTCCTGTCACCTTGGCCCCCTGTCGCGCAGACTAGGGGGTCTTTTTCTTTGCGGGGAACTCGCCCTTCTTGTAGCCTCGAACCTCGGCAATCCCTGCGGATCCCCTGCGCTTGAGGTTGGAGCAGAAAGCTTTGGCTACATCGTAGTCTAGGCCTGTGAGTTCCATCAGTTCTTTCGCTGCGGTGTCACGAGAAGCGTAGCCAGTGGCCCGCTCCTCCATGATCTTGGTTACTTTCTCGGCGTCAAAGTCAGCCATTCTCTTGCTTGCTCCCCTAATACTTTTGCTCCGATGTTGATCTTGTTACGCAAGGACTCGACGATCTTCTCATCGAGGGTGCCTTCCGAGATCAGGTCTACATAGGTCACGTTGTTTCTCTGTCCGATCCGGTGGGCACGGTCCTCTGATTGGATGCGCGTCTCCAGATTAAAGTCGTTGGCATAGTATACCACGAGGTTAGCCTCGGTCAAAGTCAGACCATAGCCTGCGGTGGCTGGATTACCAACGAAGAAACGTAGAGGGTGGCTAGGGTTCTGGAAGTTTAACAAAGCGGCGGCCCGATCATCATCCGATGTGTCCCCGAAGTATGCAGCAGCGCAGCCCTGTCCGTACTTCTTGTTCAGCATCTCTGTGATCTGGATGATGTCATAGCGGAAGCGTGACCAGATGAT